CTTTTGACACGTCGAGGCTTTTCGGGAATCCGCTGCCGTACAACCACGCGATCGAGTCCCGAATTTCAAACCCGGCATCTTCGATGGCGCACGCCAGCCGATGCCAGGTGCGGGAGCCCCCGAAGGCCAGGAGGTGACCGCCGGGCTTGAGTACCCGCAGACACTCGGCCACCCACCGCTCGCACCACTGCTGGAACTCGCGGGCTTCCCGTTGGCGGTATGCGAACCGATCCTCGCTGGTTCCGCCTCTCCCGTAGCCGGGGAGGATGCCTTTGTCACCGCTGCCGCCCCGCGCACCTTGGTTTCTGTTGCTACCGAATGAGTCCCAGGCGCGCCCCATGAATCCCAGCGCGTACGGCGGATCTGTGACCACCGCATCGACACTGGCGTCGGGCAGTTCGGCCAGAATCTCCAAGGCGTCGCCGTTCACGACGACAATCTGATCTTCCCAACTCATAGCGCCAGTCCCAGCAGGATCATGACGAACACCGCCAACAGGAACACCGGGATGAGCGGGAAGGGCTCCTCGATGCCGTAGCGGCCGATGCGGGTGATGCCGACCCGGTGCCCGTCGGACAGGGTGAGGGTGGTGTTCATGCGGTCTCCTCAGTTTCCGGGTCGTGCTTGGCCATACGCGCCTCGATCAGCGGCAGATAGTCGGGCTCGCGCTCGATGAGGATGGCGTTGAAGCCCTCCAGGTAGGCCGCCTCACCGGTGGTGCCGGAGCCAGCGAACGGATCGAGCACCGTGCCGCCGGGCGGGGTAACGAGCTTCACCAACCAACGCAGGAGTTCCAGCGGCTTGACCGTGGGGTGAGCGATCTTCTTGCCGTCGTCGGTGGTGTAGGTGGGCCGTTCCTTCTTCGGCGCTTTCGCCTGGTATTTGAACACCGGGAAGAACCGAGACGCGCCACCAGAATCTGCGTAGTATTGCGGGCTTTCGCTACGCCTCCATCCCTTACCGTAAACGTCATTATCGACTTCTCCGGGGGTGGCGCCACCGCCCGCAAAACCGCGCCGGTCCCCGCTTTGTTTGTCCATTTCTTCGGCGGCGGCCTCATCGAGCACGACATTGGTCGGCCAGCGGCCAGCGGGGTTCGATTCTGATGCAGTCGAGTTTGTGCCGTTGCCGCCGCCGTAGATGGCATTCGCCGCGCGAGGTGGGCGACTCCGGTCCTCGTCTGTTGCGATGCGACATGCGTCGATATTCAGCGCGCCGGTGCCGTGCTCCAGCACGTTGGCGGCCACCGTGCCCTGTAAAGGCTTGCGGGCCATGATGATCGGCTCCCAGGCGGGCTTCAGTGCCGTGCCCCAGCCCTCCCATTGCTTGGCAGCATCAGTGGAGGCATCTCCGTACTCCACGCCAGAATGGCCCAGCCCGATCACTGTCCCGTCTCCGCGACGGTCTGCTGCTGCACCTACCACCCGTCGTTCATCAGCTGTATAGCCGAGCAAGTCAGCGAGCTTGTCGCGATACTCGGGCGACGGGGTGATCCACTCGATTGCGCTCCCGGTAGCCCTGGCGCGGCCTTCCTCCCAGTCGCGCACCGAAGCTACAGTGCACCCCACTGACTCGGCCACCTGCTCGCGACTCAATCTTGCGCGCTCACGAGCGCCGCGAAGAATTTCGGCTTGCCGCTTCGGCGATACGCCCCCGGCCTTATCAATGGCCTTGGAGACATCCATCGACTTGGGAAATCCGCTCCCATAACACCACGCCATGATCGGGGCGAGCTCGGCGTGGCCGTAGCCGATGGAGTCGCGGATCTCGAAGCCCGCGAAGCGAATTGACAGCGCCATCACATCGAAGGTGCGGGTACCGGCAAAGGCCAGCAGATGACCACCGGGCTTGAGCAACCGGTAGCACTCGTCCCATACCGCTGGCGGGGGTACGAAGGCGTCCCAGTCTTTGCCCATGAAGCCCTTGCCGTCAGGGACGATGTCGCGGTCACCGGCGGCCCAGCGCTGGATCACTTCGGCCAGCGCGTCGGGCCTGACGTCGGACAGCCCATACGGCGGGTCGCAGACCACGGCATCAACGCAGTGCTCAGGTAACCCGGCGAGGATGTCGAGGGCGTCGCCGTTGACGACGACGACTTTGTCCTGCCAACTCACAGGGTCACCACCAGGTGCTGTGCGTACAGCGCAACGAACAGGCCCAGCACGTAGCCGATGGAGTAGATACTCAGCACGACCAGCAACAGGGCACCGAGAATGGTGATGAGGTCGGTCAGCACCCGTGTGGCGATGTTGCGCAAAAGGATGCGTCTCATGGCTGCCCCTCGTTCACCGACAGCCCGATCGCAGCGTAGTCCTCGGCCAGACGGCGGAAACACTCTGCCGCCGCCAGCGCGTCCCCCTGCGCCGAGTGCGGGCAGGCGTTGGCCACGCCGAGGAAACCGCACACGTCGGCCAGGCCGGGCAGATCCCAGGGCGGACGGCACATCAGCGGGGCGGCGAAGGCGGCCAGATCGGCCAGCCGGTGGTGCCAGACGTGACCGACCGGGGCCGGAGTGGAGTACTCGATCGCGGCCTTGGCGTCGTCGGAGGGCTGCATGGTGTGGTACTGCGCCTTCGCCAGCAGCGCGGTGTCGAAGGTTGGGTTGGAGCCGCCGACGGTGTTGCCCGCCAGCATGTCGCGCAGCCGGTCGTAGGCGTCGAGGGTGTCGTTGACGCTGAGCATGTGGCGGAACAGGCCGCGCTCGTAGTAGCGGTTGATCTGCAGGGCGGCCGGATCGGCCTTGGCCATCTGTGGAGCCCCGATGTTGGGCACGAAGTGCAGCAGCTCGCCGGTGGCGATGTTGACGGCGGCGACCTCCAGGATCGCGGCGTCCTCGGACAGGCCGGTGGTCTCGATGTCGACCACGATGAGTTCTCGGCTCATCGGCTCCCCCTCTGCGCGCGCTTGGCAGCTGCGGTCAGCGAGACCGACATGCCGATGCGGACGTTGTGCTCGCGGGTGCGGTGGTGCTTGAGGCAGTCGCAGCCGGGAACACAGGGCTTGCCGCTCACAGCGGGCAGTCCCGGTTGACGGGGATGGCCGGGCCGGTCAGGTAGTACTCGTCCTCCTGGCCGGGCATCAGGCCGAGCATGGCCATCAACTCACTGGCGTCGGCCACCTGCTCCTCACGGGTGGCCCCCCGGGCGTTGGCGCAGACGAGCCGGGCCGCCGCCTGCAAGGTCTCGGTGCTGGGTGGTTCGCACTCGCCGCACTCGTCGATGTAGGCGGCGATCTTGGAGCCCCGGTTGGCCACTGGCGTCCTCATTTCCTACTACGAATGGAAGCGATGTTCCAATAATGGAAATCTCTAACAGACAAGCTACAGCGTTGGTCTAGTTCCGTCAACGACCACGCCGATTCCTCATGTCGCGGTACCCAAAGCCCCCGGCCGGGCCGGGCCGGTAGATGTTGCGCCGCGACGAGGTCAACTCCTCCAGGGCGCGCCGGGCCGGGCTGACCCGATCGGGGCTGGCGCTGGTGCGCAGCTCCGAGACATTGGAGGAGCCGTAGGCACCGACGGCCAAGTTCTTCCCGGCGACGTAGCGCTCCAGATCCTCGTGCAGCAGATCGGTCGCCACCACCATCGCCGCGTCGGCGAGGTCCTTGGTGGTCACCGGCCCCACATCCTGCTTGACGACCTTGCCGTTCTTCTCGGCGAGGAATTTCAGCTCCATCTCCAGCAGCGACCCGCCATCGGAGAAGAACCCGTCCGAATAGGCGTGCAGCCAGCCGAGATTCAGTGCGCCCTTGAACTTCTCGCAGCGGGCCTGGTTCTCCTTCTCGGTGAAGGTGACCTCGCGGACCCGGATCTTGGGCGAGAACTCCTTGCGCAGGTAGGCGATCATCCCGGCGCTGTTCCACTGGTCGAAGCTGATCGACTCGGTGGACGGGAAGGCCCGCAGGATCCGCTCGATGTCCTCCTGCACCTGCACGTAGTCGACGGTCGAGCGGCCGGTCTCGGGGTCGGGCGGAAAGTCCGACGGCCGCCACACGTGCAGCAGGTCATAGATGACGTGCGGCCAGACCCGGCCGCCGCAGCTGCGCGGGTGCGGATCAGGACTGTTCTCCGGTGACCACTGACAGGTGTCGCAGACCTCCTCGGTGTGGCCGATGGCCATGGCAAAGTTTGCGCCGGTGCGACCGGGGTCGCAGTGAATCCGGTAGGAGCGCTTGAGGTATCCGCGTGACTGCGACTCCAGCGCCGGTCGCCATCCGGGCGGGCGGAACATCGCCGATACCTTGTCCGGGTCGAGGTACTGGCCCATGACGTCGGCGAACTGGCCCTCGCGCTCGACCTTGAACTTCTCCGGATTGCGCTCGCGGCGGCGCTGCTGCAACTCGTCGCGCAGGTCGTTCTCCGGCGCGCCCTTGAACCTCACCTGGATCAGCTTCGGGCCGCGCTCCCAGTCGCGGTACAGCTCCCACGACGGCCCCTGGAAGATGAAGAATGTCGGCTCAGCGGACAACTCGGCGGGGCTGTCGGCATCGGCGTTGGCCACCTTTAGTGTCTCGGCGGCCTCGTCGCTGACCCCCGACTCGTCGCGGTAACTCGACATGAGAATCCGGCCGTGCTGGTAGAGCTCGTGGAACTTGCCGACGCGGGTGAACGGCGAGGACGCCACATAGGTCAGCGCGTCCTGCTTGAACTGGCCGAGGTTGGGCTGCCAGTCTTCGTAGATGTCGTCGCCGCTCTTGACTGAGTTCGTGCCGTAGATCATGTGAGCGAACTCATCGAACATGTTGCAAAACGACGTCGAACCACGACCGGCAACTGAACTGGCGCTCAAGGGAACTGCGCGCAGTGAGGCGATCTGGTGTTCGATGTGAACTCCGGCGGAAGCCATCTCGGCGATGCGGCGCATATCAGCCGGAGTGCGGATGGTCAGGATGTGGTCCTTGGCCTCGCTGATGCCCTCCTGGAGATACTTGCACCCCTCGACCACCTGCAGGATGTCCTTGAACTGCTGGCGCATGGCCACGGTCTGGGATGTCGCGCCGACGTTGAGGTAGCACTCCTTGCCCTCACGGATGCCGTAGTGGGCCTGGAAGTTGTCGAGCGAGTACAGGTAGGCGATCTGCTCCGCGCCGAGCAGTCCGCCCATGAACCCCTTGGACGCACGTCGGCCCAGCACCATCTGGATATGCGGAAAGCGCCGGTACCCACGTGCTTTCAGGTACTCGACGCGATGCCAGATGTCGGGCTGGACGCCGTAGACGTCGCGGTGACGGGTGAACCCCTGCCGCCATTCCTCGATGACCTCCAGGTCGTAGTCGGTCATGTTCTCGGTTTCGAGGAACATGAGCTTGAGCAGCGTGCGCTGGCGGGGGTAGAGGATCTGCCCGCAGAAGCTCGGGTGAGTGCAGAAGTCGACCACCGAGTCCCAAGGCGTCGTGGGGCTCACGGCGCGCTTGAGCGTGGCGATAGGGTCCAGCCCCTTGTTGAGCAGGCCGACCTGAGCCTTGGGGTGGAACGCCATCGGTTAGAAGGTGCGGTCGGTTTCTTCCCGCACCGTGCGCAGCACCTGGTCGGCCAGCGGACCCAGCGGGGTGGCGGTCTGCACCGGAACCGAGGCCGCCAGTCCGTTGGCGGCCGCCTGCACCTTCTCGATACCTGAAACCACGTCGGTGACAACGTTGTTGAACCTGTCCGACACCGCCTGCAGACTGTCGGCGGCGGTACGCTCCACCGAGGGCTCCAGCACACCTTCGTTGCGCTGTTTCTTGAGCACCACCGCAGCGGTGCCGACACCGCCGGTGACGAACACGCTGGCCGCAGCGGTGATCAGGTTCAGCAGCGACTCGGCGGTGGTGGCCTCGATGACACCACGGACCATCAGCAGCGAGACCAGACCGGCGACGATCGTGGAGATGTTGTAGATCGTCTGGCGCGTCTTGTCACTCATCAGAGTGCTCCTTTCGCCTGCAAGAACGCCTGCAGCGCAGCGGGGTTGTTCTTTTCCAGAATGTTGAGGATCTGGCGGGCGCGGGCTATGGCCCACACGTCGGGCTCGCCGGGACGGAACCACAGTTCCGCGCCGGGACCCTGGCCGTTGGCCAGCCGGGCGATCGCCTCGATGGCCCAGGCTTCGCCGCGCAGCGCGGCCGGTTCGACGATCAGCCCGGCGTGGCACATCGCGTCGATGTTGAGGATCGCGTCGCGCAGCAGCAGGAACTTGTCGTTGTTGTCACGGTAGATCGACCGTGAGGCGTACCTCGTGTTGTCGGCCATGATCTCCTCCCAGGGGTCTTCGGGGCCGGTGTTGCGCAGGGAAAGCAGTCGCTGCCCGATCGCCAGGCAGCGGTTGTAGCGGTTGCGGCGGTCCTCCAGACCGTTGGTGCCGCCGTTGATCGCGCGGGTGACCCCGACCAGGTCTCGGGCGTCGCACATCGCGTTGATGGTGGGCCGGGCCACCGTCCAGTACCAGACCACGCCGAGGAATCCGTAGCGGTCGCTGGCGAGCTCGGCCGGGTTGTCGACGAAGAACGTCGGCGAGGGCACCAGGCCCTTGCCGTGTGCCCACTTCGAGAGCTCGGCGTAGTTGTGGCGGCCGGTGACCTGAATCGGGCCTCTGCCCTTGAACCGGCGGCCGTCGCCGGGCTGGGTGTTGCCCAGATCGGTGCGGCCCTCGTAGGCAGATCCGTCGGCGATCTCCTCCATGTAGCGCAGCCCGCCGGACTCGTGGCCGATCTGGGCGCACCACATGGCGATCCGCTCGACGGTGTGACAGCCGGACTCGACCAGGGCCTGCGCGACCGCCGGTTGCAGCTGCCCGACCCGGTCCTTGGTGACCCCGGACGGCTGCATGGCCTCGTAGAGCAGATCCACCAGCTCCTGGGTGGGCTGCTGTCCGGCCGGAGGCGGCGGTGTCGGGTTGGTGAAGTTCAGGCCCAGCCGCGCCAGGGTGACCGGCCCGGCGATGCCGTCGACGGTGATGCCGGACCGGCGCTGGAATTCCTTGACCACGGCCTCGGTGGCCGGGCCGAACTCGCCGTCCTCCACCAGTCGGGAATACAGCGGGTAGTCGCGGTTGAGCTTCTGCTGCAGCGCCAGCACCCTCGGGCCGGTGTTCTCGTAGCGAATGCCCAGCATCACCGGCTCCGGGGGCGGCGGTGGGATCGGAGTGCCGTCTTCGATGATCGGGCCGGGCAGATAGGCCCAGGCATTGGCGTAGGAGTGGTCGATCGGCCAGGCGCTCGGCTGGGTGACCAGCCCCTTGGAGCCCGCCGACTCGATGCGCATGCCGTCGAGTTCGCCCCACATGTGGCTATTCGCGCCGCCACCGGGGCCGTGGTGGAAGGCGATCTTGGCGACCGCGTTGGCTGGGATGTCGCGCCAGTGGCCGACGATGATGGTGCCGAACGGGCCGACGCCGCCGATCGGGATGTAGCGGTAGGACTCGGTGGTCGCACCCTCGGCCTGACGGCCCTCCTGATAGCGTCCGTGCACCAGCTCCAGGACGGTCTGCCAGACCTCCGAGCAGTCGGTTCCACGCCGAACATCCGAGATCGACAGCGCCCCGCCGTAGACGTAGGGGTTGCCGAGTCGAGCCCGAATGAACGCCTTGGCGGCCTCGACGTTTGCGCGGGTAACAGCCACGAGTATCTCCTCTCCCTGTTTCAGGGAGGGATGCGGCTGTTTTAGGTATCGGCCAGGTAGTCCATGCAGTGTCCGGCCTTGCAGGCACGCCGGAGATAGGTCGCCCCCGGCAGGGGACGATTGATGTTCCAGGGGCTGGCGGGAAGCTTGTAGATGGGGTCCCCTTCGGCCTCAAGCTCCACCGAGATCCGGTCCTCGATGTGATCGGACTCCGGGCAGCCGCACACGCAGTTAGCCGACATAGGGCACCTTGAATATCCACTCGCCGGTGGCCGGGGAGAAATCGAACAGCCGCTCGGTCGACTCGATGATCCGGCGCAGGAACCACAGCGACAACACGACGGTCAGGTTGGCGATGTCGGATTCGGTCACAACGCCACCCGCGCGATGAACACCGCCCCGGCGAACAGGGCGTTGCCGGAAACCTCGATGCTGCCGGTTTCGGCGGCGTTGTAGACCCACACGCTCAGCAGGGCGTTGAGGTTGGGGTCGTAGAAGTCGGGCACCCCGTCACTCATCAGCCCCGGCACGCCGCCGGAGAGCACGGTGACGGCCTGCACGGTGTTGGTGCGCGCCCGGCCCCGGCCCCGGGCCACCAGCTGCTGGGAGGCGTAGGTGGTGTCGGTCTGGGTGCCGATGCGGGCCTCGACGATCGGCAGCGCGTCACCGCTGACCTCGACCTGCACCAGCAGATACGGCAGCGGCTGGAACTTCCAGCCCGTCACACCGATGTTGTAGTCGGCGATCTTGAGCGGGGTCTGGCCGCTGGTGGTGCCGGAGTTGACGTTGGTGGCCCCGTACGGGCCGCGATAGATCGCGGTGCCGATGCTGGGCACCTGGGAGGCGGGGATCTTGCCGTCGGCGTCGAGGGTGGCCACTCCCCCGGCCACACCCTTGGAGCTCTTGGGTACGTTCAGCGCATCACGAGTGGTCATGTAGGCGACTTCGGCGAACGTCGAATCCTGGGAGTCCACATAGGATTTCGACGCACGCAGCGCTATCTGCGCGGCGATGCGCCCATTGGCGTAGCTGCGCGAGTTGCCCTCGTCGATGAAGCTGTCGAGGTAGAGCCGGTTGAGCACGCCCTCATCGTCGTCGGGTCGGGGTCCCACAAAGTTCAGTGACGCCATCGGTTGTCTCCTATCCGGCCGGAACGACCAGGCAGCCGAACTCGAAGTCCTCGGTGAGGAACGTGTAGGCACCACCGGCCTGCAGCGACAACCACAGATCCAGGGTGCGGTTGCCGTAGAGCACGGAGGGCGTGGTGTTCTGGGGCGCGGTGGGCACCACCGCGAAGGTGGCCGCCGACCCGCCGCCGTCGGTGGCCCCGCCGCCGTAGAGGTTGTCCTCGGCGTCGAGCACGACCATTTTGCCGCGCCCGGTGGAGGCGGGCTGGGGATTGAGCGGGGTGGCCATCGCCGACCAGTCCGGCGAGCTGGCCGAGGTCATCGAGAACGTCGTGGTCTCGTCGCTCCACAGGGTGGCCAAGCCGACAGCGGCGTTGGACCCAGCCCCGATCTGGACACCTCCGGCGATCGCCGACAGCGAGCCACCGTTGCCTCGGGCCAGTGCACCGACGACCACGCCGCGATCCGGGCAGGTGATCGGCCCGACGGAGACGGAGTTGCCGTCGCCGGTGTTCTTCACCGAGGTGCCGAACGGGTTGCCCAGATCGAGGTTACGGAAGCTGTAGCCCACCGCGATGGCCTGGGTGGAAGCGGAGAAGTTGACCTGCAACGTCTTTGACGCCCACAGCCCCCGGTTGATGAACCAGTAGCGATACAGCGCACCAGCGGAATCGGTGTTGTCGTGAAGGACCGAGTCGAGCAACTGAAGCGCCACCCCGTCCACGGTGACCGAGGTCGGCACGGCGTTGGTGCTGGTGACGACGTCGACCATCACGAAGGTGTCCGACAGCGCCACCAGCGGGGTGGACAGCGAACTGGCGTTGCTGATGAGCGCGGCCGCCGCGACGGTGTCGTAGCGCACTCCGGGCACCGACTCGCCGCCCGAACTCACGCCCCGGATGCGCCCGACCGGGATGACCTGATACGGGTAGCCCGGGTCGGTGACGGCGACGGTGGCGGCCTTGTAGGTCTTGGGCTCGGTGGACTCCACCGTCTTGTTGGCGGTCATGTGGATGGTGGCCGGGATGTACTGGACCACACTGTCATCGACCAGCGCGGGCAGGAGCTCGGACGGGATCTGCGCGGAACTGTTGAGCGGGACCAGCCCGCCATCGGGCACCCCGATGTCGGTCAGGGGCACGTAGTTGTTGTCGGCGGCGTCGACGGCGGACTTCTTGGCCCGGGTGGCATCCTGGCCGTCGATGTAGGCGATATTGACCAGCCCCGCCGAGGCGGCCTCGACGGCGGTCTGGGAATCGAGGTAGTCGTTGGTGACCTTGGCGCTGTCGTAGCGGCTCTCGGTGAACCCCTTGGTCACCAGCGAGGCGTCGGAGTTGGGGGTGCGCCCAACGTATTTACGCCCGATCATCAGGACTCCTCGGCCGGGATGGCGACCGCCGCCAGCGACGGGTCGGCGTCATATCCTGCGGTGACGGTTCCGGCGTTGCCGTTACGCAGCAGCTGCACATACAGGGTGACCGGGCCGGAGATCGGCTCCTGCTCGTCGAAGTCGGTGGGCATCACCGGCACCACGGTCTGCGGGTCGGCGTGCGGGGTGGTGTCGTGCATGATGATGTGGCTCACCGACGCCGGGGCGATCTGGGCCGAGCCGGTGCTGCCCGCACGCACACCCCAGCCCCAGCCACGGTGCTGCGCGTCGATGAGGTGGTTGGACTCGACCAGGTCGACGATGAGGTCGCTGTCGCGGTAGAGCAGCACCTGCCGGTCGTTGTCCTCGGTGCCGACCACGAGCCGGTAGACCGAGGTGTTGTTGAGCCGACACGGGATTCCGGTCTCGTTGACGTCGGTGATGACCCCGTCGATGCTGTAGACCAGATGCACCACCGACACGGTTCCGGAGCTGGCGTCCGGGGCGTTGTTACGGGTGCGGAAAGCCACCCCGACCCAGTCCTGGCCGTTCTCGCTCATCCGGGCGCACAGGTAGTTGTTGGGCCGGGTGGAGGAGGTCTGCTCGTTCTCGGTGGAGATCTGAAACATCACCTCCTGGCCGTCGCCGCGCGTGACCGAATCGACCTTGCGGAAAATCCCCTGGCGGGTGGAGGAGCTGCCCTGCTTGACGTAGTTGGCCCAGATTCCGTCGGTCTCGACGTGGCCGGTGCCGGTGCCGGTCCAGAACTCGTCCCAGCCCTCGCCCAGGTCGGAGCCGACCCGGTTGAAGTCGTCGTCGTCGGGCGGGAAGCCCGGCGACCCCAGGCCCCGGGCGATGATCGGGCCGTCGTCGGCACCGACCCGCACGACGATCTCCGGGGTGGCGGCCTGGTGGTTGGAGCTGACCGGCATCGAGCCGGTGATGAACAGCCGCGCGGTGGTGCCGGGATCGGAGATGTCCCAGGTGAACAGGGTGACCTCGTCGTCGGTGGTGGTCAGCTCGCCGTAGTCGGGCGGGGTCCACAGCCCCAGCGGGTAGCGCTGGCCGGACGCCTGGTTGATCAGGTTACGCGGCACCCGGCCGGAGTCGGCGCTGAGCCCGGCCACACCGTTGGCCACGTTCTTGCGCCAGCTTGACCCGGGTGGCGTCCCCGGCGTCGACGTAGGCGGTGCTGGCGTTGAGCGCGTCCTGGGAGTCGGCGTAGGACTTCAGGGCATAGGACGCCAGCCCGGCCTCGATCCGCAACTCGATGTCCTCCTCGGACATGTCGGCAGTCTTGACCTGGGCGACATATGATTTGTGGCTGACGTCGGTGCTCTCGGTGATCGTCGGCCCGACGTAGGGAAGATCAGCCACCCGATCGTCCTCCTGCCTTGTCTGCTGCCGAGCCGATCCAGTGGATCGGATCGTAGGGGCCGAGGTAGCCCATCAGGTGAGCCCACAGGGTGAGCCCGCCCAGGGGCACCAGCAGGGGGTGCCTGCACGCCACCTGGCGCGCTCGCTCGGAGAGCATCTCCCGGCCGGTGGCGATCGCCCACAGGTTATGGGCGATCACGAAGCCCCAGAGAATCGCCCATCCACGAGTGGGTCGCAGTCTCCGGTCCATGACCCACCTCCCGTTTCTCGGCTCTCACCGATTCACGGGCGGGACATGCCGGGATTACGAGAACCGGCCCTTGAGCCACTCCGTGAGATCGAACTTGTCCGAAATGCCGGGGATGTCGATGTCGGGAATCTGACGCACGATCTTGCCCGCCACGTCGTCGATCGAGCCCAGGTCGGGCATCTTGACGTCGGGGATCGCCCGGTTGATCACGTCACGGAACTCCTCGCCCAGGCTCTTGGTGGCCGCCGCCACCAGCACCGGGACGATGGCGACCAGCTTCTCCAGCAGCAGCGGGGCGAGCACCGGCGCAAGAGCCACGGCCAGCTTGATCAGCAGCTTTTCGATCATGGTGCCCTCCTTCAGGGGTGGGTGGTCCCCTGTTCCGGGGCCGGGACGACCCGATCAGGTTTCTTCCGAACACCTGATCGAATCCGCTAGCACCTGTTGGGACTCCTCGGCATTGATCTCGATGATCTGCTCGACCGAAAGGTACAGCGCCACTTCAGTCGATCAGACAACCTCAGTGACAACTCGCGATGGCGTCGAAAGCGCCGACAAACTCATCGGAGATAGAGCCAACGACAGACTCCACGTAGCTCACCGAAGCAACCTCGGACTGCGTGGTGCTAGTTGCCTTTGACATCATCACTTCCTCTCCCCTTCTAGTCTCCATCGCCTTCATCCTCCTGCGCGCTGCGTCAACCCGCGCGGGATCGACACGACCCGAGGCGACCGCCTCAGCCCGGACATCCCGCCAACTGCGTGCCATGTCACTCACCTCTCTCAAGCCATCTCTCGTAGCGCTGTTCCGCCACGGCGATAACACGTCTCATTTCCATTGCCTTTTCGCCAATCTTTCCACCGCCACGGCGAGCATGCTCCTGACCAAGGACGAGTCGAAGTCGGCCAAGTCGTATGCGCACAGGCCGATGCGCACTATGCGCGACTCGTCGGCGAAGAAATCCGGCCACTGCTTGATGATGTTGTCGAGATTGGCGTCGATCAGGGCGAGTTCCTGGTCACATTTGGCTATCTGGGCGGGAGACAGTTCCATGGTCATCCGATCACGATGTAGCGGTACTGGCCGGTGGTCGGCGCGGTGGCGAACTCGACCTGGACGGCGTTGGTCGAGATGATCGTGACCCCGGCGAGCACCATGACGTTCGACGCAGCCTCGATGATCTGCACCATGACGTTGTTGGTGCCGAGGTTGTGAGTGATGGTCGCGGTGGTGTTGCCGCTGGGCACGGTGCCGGTCACCTTGCGCGCCACCGTGTTGGTATCGATGGCCACGCCGCCGGAGGACACGCTGATGCCGCCGCTGGTGGCCGGTTTGACGGTGAAGGTCGACCCGGAGACCTCGATGCCGTTGCCCGCCGTCGGCGAGAACGGCGGGGCCACATAGCCGATCCGGGTCCAGCTGGTGTTGTTGGTGCCGACCACGCCGCTGGAGGCGGTCTGCTGCCAGAGCGTGTTGGCGTTGGTATTCCCCGCGCTGACCGCGACGATGGTGCCACGCAAGAAGTAGGACCCGTTGGCGTAGTCGGTGGGCCGGGTCCAGGCACCGGAGTTGACCACCCACAAGCCGTTGTTGACCGACGACTCCTGGGCGGTGAGCAGCACGGTGTTTCCGGCCGACACCAGCGCGCCGTCGATGGACTGGGACCCCGACAAGCTCGCCACCGCACTGGTGGCCACCCGAAGCGCCTGCTGCTTGACCGGCACCGAGTTGGTCATCAGGGTCTGTACGTCCGAGGTCGAGGTCTTCCCGGCCAGCCCGGAAGACAGCGCCGAGGTCGACGCCTTGAGGTCGAGCGCGGACTGCAGGCCGGTGACGTCGGAGATGGCCAGCGGATCGGCCAGGCTGCGTGCGCCGACATCCTCGGCGGTCAGCACGACCTCGCCGGTCATGCCGTTGACCGAGCTGATGTTGCCGTCGGAGACGTCGAACTTGACCCAGGACTCGTCGTCGGACGGGTCGTCGTCGGCGAGGACGTAGGTGCCTTTGTCGGAGGTGGAGGTGATCTTGACGATGTCGCCGATCTGCACGTCCGATGACGTAAAGGCAAGCATCGCAGCCTTATTCGCCACTACCTTGACGGTGGTCAGCGCGATCGCCGGGATCACCGAACTCGACAGTTTGCCCGAGCCGTTGACGGTGGGGCGGGCGGACAGGGCCTCGTCGAGGCCGTCGATGTTGGCGGTGGGGATGTCGGTGGGCAGCTGTTCGATCGGCACCACGCCCTCGACCAGATCGGCCTTGTCGTCGAGGGTGCTCGACAGGTTGGTGACCTTGCTGATCGGATAGGACGGCAGCTGGTCGAGCGGCACGGTGCCGCCGGACAGGTCGGCCTTGCCGGTCTGCAACGCGATGATGTCGCCGACGGCGTCGCTCAGGTCGGAGGCGTCGGCCTTGCCGGAGACGACACCCTCAAGGTCGGACAGGTCGGAGGCGTCGGCCTTGCCGGAGACGGTGCTCTGCAGCAGTTCCAGGTCGGACTGGTCGGCCTTGGACCCCAAGGTGCCCTGCAGCAGCTCCAGGTCGGACTGGTCGGCCTTGCCCGCGACGATGCCCTCAAGGTTGGACAGGTCTCCCGCGTCGGCCTTGCCGCCGACGATCCCCTCCAGGGAGGACAGGTCGCTGGCGAGCGCGTACGCGGGGTCGGGCGGGTTGTCCTCGTTCCACTCGCGCAACTCCAGGTGACCGTTGCGGGTGATGTGCGGGAAGACGTAGCTGTCGCCGAGCGGGGCAACGCCGGTCGGGCTGTAGGTGAACTTGCCGTCGCCGTCGACGGAGAACGGGCCGCGCAGCTGCACGCCGTGCTCGGTGGCGAAGTCGGCGGCAGCCTCGACGCCGGTGAAGGTCTCGGTGCCCAGCCACCAGGCCGCGCGGGTGGTGCCGCCGGTGCCGCCGCCACCGTTCTGCACTACCGAGATCTCGGCGGTGCCGGTGAGACCGGCGTCGTCGACGGCGAGGGTCTCGACGTTGGTCACGCTCAGCGCGCCGGTGAACTCGATGAGGTACCGCGTCCCGGACCCGTTGTAGTCGGTGTCCTCGGTGACGCTCACGCCGCCGGAGCCGATGGACTCCAGCGCGGTCAGCGCGGCGGCGATGGCGGCCTCGTCGTCGTCGTGGGCGATCGGGTCGGTGGTGTCCTCGTCGTAGGTCAGCGTGTAGGAGCCGCCGGAGGCGTCGACGAGCAGGGCCTGAATCTCGTTGAGGGAGGCGTTCTCCAGCGCGGCGAGGCGGCTGCCGTGGTTGGACGAACCGGTCAGGGCGTTATTGGACAGGATCGCGCTCAGGCCGTCGACCTGGCCGGTGGTGATGGTGATCGGGTCCGAGCCGTCGGAGGCGTGGCTGGCGGCGTGACTGGTGGGGGTGCGGGCATCGGAGAGCCGGGCGTCGTCGTCGTCGACCTTGTTGCCCAGGACCTCCGACAGGCCGGTGATCTGTTCGATCGGGGCCTCGCCGCCCTGGGTCGAGACGTCGGTCAGGTCGAGGGTGATGACGCCGTCCTCGCCGTTGACGCTGGTGACCGATCCCGAGCCGGGCACCACGATGACGTTGCCCGCCTTGTCGGTAACCTTGCCCTCGTCGTTGATGTAGGCCATGTGCTCGTCATTGAGCTCGTGCGGGATCACACCCTCGACGGTGCGCACGATGGTGCTGTCGGACTCGATGGCCCCGACGCGCCCGTCGAGGGCGTCGATGGCCTCGGCGTCCCCGGCGTTCTCCAGCGCGGTGGCCAGGCCGTCGACGTTGCTGATGGCGATCTGGCCGCCCTGGGCGGCGATGTCGGACAGGTCGAGGATGATGTCGCCGTCCTGGCCGTTGACCGAGTTGACCTTGTTGAGCTTGTACCAGTGGTTGATGTTGGCGCGGTCGGTGCCGATGAGGGCCCAGACACCGACGGTCGCGCCGTAGGCGAAGTCCCACTGCTGGATGTCGTCTTCGGTCAGCGCCAGCATGTCCTCGATGCTGGCGACCGGCACGCCGGTGGTGCGGGCGCTGTCGGGGATCTGTTCGAGAGGGATCTTGCCGTCGTCGCCGAGATCTGCCTTGGCCTCCAACTCCTCGGTGTGCTCGCCGACCAGGTTGGTCAGTTCGCCGAGGTCGTTCTCGACCCCGTCGATGCGGTTGCCCAGGGCGTTGTCGCCCGAGATGCGGGCGGCGCGGTCGTTGTTGGCGGTGGACTGCAGGGACGCGACCGCGTTGGACAGGTTGGCGGCTGTGGTGGACAGGACCGAGTTGATCTGCAGCTCCAGCTCCTCCTGGGACTGGGCGGCGATCTGGGCGTCGGCCTGCTGGCGGGCCAGCTTCTCGGCGTTGAGCGCGGCGTTGACGCTGTTGACCGCGCCGGTGGTGGCCAGCACCTGCCCGGCGGCGTCGACGACGTGGCCGTCGATGTTGAGCCGGGCCACCCGGCCGGGCACACCCAGATCCTGCTGGCGCAGGTAGACCTCGCCGTCGATGATGTTGCCCAGGTCGGCCAGGTCATGGAAGCTCACGTCCTGGTCGGGCATGGCGAAGTCGAAGGTGAAGGTGCGGCCGGTTACCCCGGCGCGCCACTGGATGCGGTAGATCAGTTCGCCGGACAGCCCGGCCAGGTGGCTGGGGATCAACTCGAACTCGACGGTGGTGTCGCGGGCCAGCACCACGTCCTGGACCCCGGCCGGGGAGACGAAGGTGGCGGCCGCCACCGGCGAGGCCGACGCTTCTGCCAGCGGAAACACCATCACCTGCATGGTGATGGGGGTCTGGTCGGGAAAGCTCACCGAGCGCGCAAACGTCACGGACAGCTTGCGCCAGATCACCGTCGGTTCACTCACCGAGCCTCCCTCAGTCCACCTCCCCTATTAGGGGTGGTGTCCGGGGGTGGGACAGGTGTTGTGACCACCGGGGCGCAGGTACCGCTCTGGTGCTGGCTGCATCCGTCATGACGGCCCTTACCCATGGCAGTTTTTCGCGTGGTCCGGGCTTGACGCCCCGGTGGTCACAAGATCAGGGGTCAGTCGGCCCGCACCACCTTCACCCGGCTCAGGATGGTCTGGGTCTGGCCCTTGTACTCGCCGAAGCCCTTGACGGTGCCGGTGACCGTGACGCGCTCGCCGCGCTCCAGCGAGTACAGCGCCTGGGTGGTGCCGAAGACCTTCATCACCCGGCCGTCGTCGAGCCTGAAGACCACCAGCATCACGGTCTCGGTGCCGACGCCGGAGTAGCTGTCGCGCTCGATGGCGGCGGCGACCTCGACGGTGGCCTCGATGTCACGGACCCGCTCGCCGACCTCGCCGACGGTCCCGTTGTTCAGGGTGGCCCGGCGCTGCTGCTCGGCGTGCGCCTCGTCCCAGGCCTTGGCGAACTCGGCGGCCTTGCGCGCAGCCTCAGCGGCGATCTCGCTGGCCTGACGCTCGGCGCGCAACTCGTCGCCGTACTCGCGCCACAGCGCCTCGGTCTTGGCGTTGCGCCGCAGGGTGGAGACTGCGTTGCTGCGGACCACGGTGCCCTCGCCGTAGCAGCCGAAGCAGGTGCCCGCCGCCTCGCCACGGGCGGTCGGCCAGCGGAAGATGCCGCTGCCGCCGCAGCGCGAGCAGGTGTCGCGGTAGTGGATGCGCTCGCTGGCCTTCATGCCGGGGTGCGGATCGACGTAGGTGTGCAGGGTGTAGACGCGACCGTTGTGACGGAACTCGGTGGGGGTGGCCTCGATGGTCATCATGGCGGTCTCCTTCGGTCGCTGCTACCACCAGTGTACAGCAAGTACACCTCAAATATCAAGACAGTTTTGGAGCGGGTTTCGGCGGCGACGGCTGCAGCCGGGGCGGGCGCGGTCTCCAGGCCGAGCGGCGGTAGCGCCGGGCGCGGCGGATGGCGACCATGATGTCGGCGTTCACGGGACCACCACCTCGAACTCCTCGCGCAGGCGGCAGGCGCGCCGTCCGCGCGGCAGCTGGATCACGAAGATCGTCTCGCCGGTGGCCGAGGGCAGCCGGGCGCTGACGTGGCCGCGCTTGTCGTCGAAGACGACGGCATCGCCGGGCACCGGGTCGATGGTGCCCCCCTGCCCCTCGATGCGCTCGCGTGCGGCCTTCTCGACGACCTCCTGTGCGGTGGCTTTGAGCGAGTAGGACTCACCCGGCAGGCCGGGGCCGAAGGCACGCCAGCAGTTGCCCGCGAAGTCCTCGTGTCGCTCGACGGTGTAGGGGCCTGCGGCGTAGCGGCCGGGGGCCTTGCGGGACCAGCGCATGAGTGCCTCCT